GCAGGTCGTGCTTTTGCTAACGCATCGATTATCAACACAGGTATCGCAGCACCTCTAACAGCATACAAGATTCTTTTGGCAGCAGGCACACCAGCCGGCGGTTATGGTAACTTGGCAGCTGAATTGACAACTGGCGGTGCAGTTGAAACTATCCTACGTTGGGTTGAAGGCAATGCTTCTGTATTGGCTTACCAAGTTGACGGTACAAACACAGCTGGTACATCACAAATCAACATCTTGGTTGAACGTAGTGGCTGGGCAAGCGACACAGCTTTGTCTAACCAAATCACAACTGGTGCTGGTCAATGGGCTCCTGCAACTGGTGGTAACATCGGTGCTACAGGTAACATCTGGGCAAGCAGCAACAGTATCACAGTTACATCAACTGGTGGTATCAAACTAGCTTAATAGTTCAACAACTATACACAAAACCCACTTTGGTGGGTTTTTTGTTGACTAAATATTCACATGCAGAGCAATGTAGAATATTATCGTTTATACACCTTGGTCGATATAACACAGACCAATGTGACTCGCGGGCCCGACACTGTGGAGCGTGAACAGCAACGCAACTTTGACACTGTTCTGCAGGCCATTGGACTCATTACTCAGCCACAGCAATTGGCACCTCCTGTGGCCACATCAGCGCACATGGAATGGCTAGAGTTTGGAGAATACTTCCAAGGTGAACAGCGTGTTTGGGTATGGCAGTTTGCCACCGAGCACAGTGACATATTCACCATTGGTACCAACTCTGTGGGACGCTTGGCCAACGCATTCGATCAAGTGCCCATCATTTGTGGCTTGGACGAAACAGCACGTTTCATGCTGCCCATATTCTATCCTTACGGTGCCATCAAGAACATATACTTCAAAAAAGGCTACTGGGACATAAATAACGTATAAGATGCTACTGGCACCTACTCTGGCTCACTTCATGGCTCATCATTACGGCAACGACTCAAACAGCATCAACCCCTTTGAAAGAATAGATAGTGATGAAGCCAACTGAAATAGAAAAGCAGAACCTTGAGGCGCACGTAGAAATCTGTGCAGTGAGGTACGCCAGCTTGGAAACAAAATTAGACAACTTAGAACATCGCATAGACAAAGTCGAGTTGCATCTCATCGACATCAAAGACCGCTTGATTGCCAGTTTGCAACCGCAACCGCAGCAGTCCAAAGCGGATGCCCCCAAAGAGAATGCTGATCCCTACAAAACCATGATTGCCATTGGCACCACAATTATCGGCGTATTAATTACAGGCATAATCACACTACTGGTCAAACTTTCTTAACATGCGTATCGTAGAACTATTAAATAACTTGACACTGCCAATAACCAATGAAGAAGCTGAAATATTGGACATGTTCAATGAGACCAAAGAACTACACAAGTCAAAGCTAGATCCCAGACATCAGCTCATAGCAAATCAACTAGTCAACAAAGACATACTATACAGAATCAATGAAAACGGTCGCATCATCTACAAAAAACGAATCCGCGGATCTAGCAGAAGTTAAAGCCATAATCAAGGCCACGGCTCTGTATCTGAGCCAATGGACTGAACAACAAATACATCAACTCAGCATAGGACAAAAAACGCCCTATATATGGCCCTTGGGAGACCTGGGTTACGTAGTAGGGCGTTATCGTGTCTTGAACGACCACGGAGTTTGGCAACTACGCAACAGCGACAACCAGTTGATACAGAACTTCACAGACAAGCTGAGTGCAGTGTTCTACACCTTGTGCTATCAAAGTCAACGCTACACTGTGGCCGACAGTATAGCACTGGCAGATGCCTCAGTACTACGGTTAAGAAACGACATACAACACTATGAATCCAGTGTAAAACGTGCTAAAATAGCAAAACAGTATGATAAAGCAGACATATGGACAGCACGATTATTTGATGCACGTCTACAGCTCAGTAACGCCAATAATCAATTGCAGAAATCTTTATCACACGCTAAATATATAAAATATTGGGAATAACAACCATGCGTTTATCAGAAATGAGCAATCAGCCTAGAGCTAACAAAATTAACCGAGTAGTCGAGAGCCGTTTTGGTTTTAAAATTGACTATGCAAACATGACGTTTAAGAAAGCCTACAACATCGTTCAAGGCCTCAATGAAACGTTGGACCGTGCAAAACGTACACACGGCGTACACACAGCAGAACAGAATCCACAGTACATGGAAATGTTCATGGTGCGTGAAAGCCTAAATCGTTGGATGGTCGAAAACCGTCAACAACTGATCACTGAAAGTGAGATGGCCAAAGCTGAAGCTACACTAGCAGCCAAGGACATGGTTGATTCAATTCAAGACATGTTGGAAAAGATTGGCAAAATGCAAAACGAGCAGTTGCCAGCACTACTAGACACAATCCGTGATCAAATTGGTGACCAACAAGCCGAAGCATTCAAAGGCGCAGTAACTCCATTGTTGCAACAACTATGGCAACAACTGAGCGATGGTCGTGCCAGCGCAGACACAGCAGCACGTCAACTAACCGGCGAGTCTACACCAGACATGAACATGGGCGGTGACATGGGTGCTATGGGAGGTGCTCCTGCTCCTGACGCTGGTATGGGTGGTGACATGGGTGCTCCTGCTCCCGAAGGTGGCGACGAGTTTGCAGCAACTGGCGCAGCAGCCGGTGGTACAGAAGAACTGGGCCGTGAACGTCGTGGCATGGCAGAAGCTAAAAAGGCCAAACCCGACTATATCGATCTTGACAAAGACGGTAACAAAAAAGAGTCAATGAAACAAGCGGCCAAGGACGCCAAGGCTAAAAAATGAGATATAAAGAGTTTGCCCTCTTTGAAGACGAACTTGACATGGGCGACGATATCAGCGCACATATCGAGGACGATGCTGACCACGAAGCTGATGCTGCCTTGATCGACACGCTACGTGAAATTCAGTTCAGCGCCGGCGACAAGAAGATTCCCAAAATTGCAGTCACGGCTCTGATGAATTTGGTCAAGAACAAACCAGGCGGCGAAGCATTTGATTTGAATGCTTTGGAAAAAGCCAAAAGCAACAATGACACTGTGAAGGAAATGATCAAAAGCATTGACGACAACGAAGAAGGTGTCAAATATGTGTTTATCAATCCTCCAGAACCCATCGAAGGTCCCGAAGCTGACGTGGGCGGACCCGGTGGTGCAGGTGGCGGTGCTCCTACTGCACCCGAAAAAACCGTTAGTGCAATGGCCAATCGGGCTCTAAGTAGTCGCTCATAATCACTAGACTTTTTGAACAAAACTCCTTATAATAAATATCTTATATAAGGAGTTTTCTTATGAAAAAGATTCTAGCATTACTTTTGATCACAGCAAGTTTTGGTGCCACAGCACAGTATCATCCCCATGGCCATTGGGAACGTGGTGGCGGCGGTTGGAACTGGGTAGCACCTGTCATAATTGGCGGAGCAATTGGCTACGAACTGGCCCAGCCGCGCCCTCCGGTTGTGGTAACACAACAACCTCCTGTTGTCATCCAACAACCACAGGTGATACAAACACAAAACTGTAGCCCATGGACACAGATCCAAAATCCCGATGGCACTGTTACAGTAACACGGACCTGCACACAATGATCACATTGACTGAATCCGCGGTAGCCAAGATCACAGATATTTTGGCTGAAGAAAATAATCCACAGATCAAACTACGCACATTTGTACAGGGCGGTGGGTGTAGCGGATTCAGCTATGGATTCATGCTGGACGAAGAACAAAACGATGACGACTTTGTTATTGATAACAATGGTGTCATTGTACTAATTGACAGCATGAGTATGCAGTACCTGCAGGGTGCTGTCATTGACTACAAAGAAGAACTCATGGGCAGCAACTTTACCATCAACAACCCCAATGCACAGACCACCTGCGGCTGTGGATCAAGTTTTTCAGTCTAAGGAGACACAATGAAACTACGTAAACTTCGCAAGAAACTCTACAAGGCAATCTTTAGACATGACCTGGCCAAAGAACAAAAGGTCTGGGTCAAGATACTTAAAAAATCAATCAAACACAAACACACAGAAGACGTTCAATAATTATGGCATATTCAGACAAAGTATTAGATCACTACGAAAATCCTCGCAACGTTGGCACGTTCAACAAGGACGACGACGATGTGGGCACAGGCATGGTGGGAGCGCCAGCCTGTGGAGACGTTATGAAACTACAAATAAAAGTACAAGATGGAGTAATAACAGATGCTAGATTCAAAACCTACGGCTGCGGCAGCGCCATCGCCAGCAGCAGTCTCGTCACAGAGTGGGTCAAAGGAAAAACGCTTGACCAAGCACGAACGATTACTAATTCAGACATTGCTCAAGAGCTTGCCCTCCCACCGGTTAAAATACATTGTAGCATACTTGCAGAAGATGCTATAAAGGCCGCAGTGGACGACTACAAGAAGCGTCATGATAACGTTAACTGATGCGGCTCAAGCAAAGATAACAAAGTTGATCGCTGACAAAGGCTACGCCGGTATACGCCTTGGTGTACGTACCACGGGCTGCTCGGGACTGGCCTATGTGTTGGAATATGTCAGAGAATATACCGCAGACCCGTACACAATAAATTATGCACAGCCCAACTTTGTGGTGTTGGTAAATCTCAAAGACGATGTTTACCTACGCGGTATGACAGTAGACTATGTGCGCCAAGGCCTAAACGAAGGCTTTGAATTCCGCAATCCCAATGAACGTGACCGTTGTGG